GGGGGATGAAATTAAATGACGAATACACTCATAACGGTAGCTCAGTTATTAGATATGCAGACTTAGAAAGAGATGAACTATTATTAGTAGAGATAGCTCAAAAAGCAGAAGAGTTAGGTTTAGCTCCTAGTCAAGTATATGACGATTATGACGAGCATTATAGAACAATACTAGATATGAAAGAAGCTGACCAACAATATATAATGAACGAACAAGAATTTAGAGACTGGTCTTAATAATATGAACGCATTTAAAACTATACTAAAAAAATTATACTCAGGAGACAATCCAGTCTTTGCAGTATTAAAAGCTGAAAACAAATTAGAGTTAGCAGCTATAGACGAATTAGACAGTGCTTTAAGTGAAGCTGAGGTAGTAAGTAGAGAACAGTATCAAGATATAATTCCAGATTCTCAAGACTTTATGTTAGAGCTATCTAGTTTTAAACAAGAAGCAGACGAATATCTGTCTAAATATGAGTATATAGACGATTTCTATTCAGAGTTCAAAATAAGAATGGATTCTTTAGAAGAGAAATTAAACTTATATCAAACTTTAACTGACGAGTTAGGAATAGATCCTAATAATTCAGATATATATAGTTATGGAGACCAAATTTTAGTAGATATGCAAGACGAGTATAGAGAATACGACAGTAATTTAGATTTAATAAACGCCTCTATAAGTGCATCGTCAAATATAGAATAATAATAAATAATAATAATTAAATAAGTAAATAATGAAAGCAACTGAAATGTTAAAAAAGATTAATACTCTACTAGGTTTAAGAGTAGATCTAGAGGAACTTGTTTTAGACAACGGTACAAGAATTTTTGCCGATAGCTATGACAAGGGAGAAAGCGTTTTTATCGTAACAGACGAAGACGAAAGGGTTCCTTTACCTGCAGGCGAATATATGATAGATGATGGTCGTATGTTAATTGTAAAAAGTGACGGAATGATAGACGAGGTAAGACTTGAATCTATTCCTGAAGCTGAAGAGGAAGGGTATAAAGACGGAATTGCAGACGAGAAAGAAGACGAGAAAGAAAAAATGGAAGAGGAAGTAGTAGTAGAAGTTCCTGACGAAGTAGCTCCAGAAATGGCAGAAATTATAGCTGCAGTAGTCGAAGTAGTAGCTCCAATTATCGAAGAGGTAAAAGTCGAGATAGAAGAGTTAAAAAGAAAATATGGCGAAGTAGATAAAGTAAAAGAAAAAATGAGCAAATCGCCAGCTAGAAAACCTCTAGCTCACGCTCCAAAAAATAAAGAAAATGACACTTTCCTATATGGCCAAAACAGACCAGAAACTACTATGGATAGAGTGTTAGCAAAAATAAGTCAAATCAAAAAATAATAAAAAATTATGAGTACATTTTCAAATACGTCTAATGACGTAGAATACAATCAAGTAGGTCAATCTTACTATACAGTAACTGGAGACATTTCAGAAGGCGATATAGGAAACGACCACAACGTAGGAACAGACGGTTTAACAATCGGTATTCCTAAAATTACTGCAGGCAATTTAGGATGCACAATATTCTTTAGAAATTCAGGTGCTGCAGGAAACAACAAATTAGTTATTTCTCCTGACGATTCAAACAAAATTATTGGTTCTGTTACTTTATCAGCTTCAATAGTAATAGCTGGCGGAGTTTTAGGTAAAGACTGGGAAAATACCAAAGCAACATCTATACAAGGAGACTGGTGTGCTTTAAGAGCAGTAAGTTTAACTGAGTGGTATATCATAGGTTGTCAAGGAATCTGGGCATCTGAAGCATAATCAATAATACATAAATAATAAATAAAATGAAAAGAAATATAAAATTAGCAACTACAACAAATATTACTACGACATATTCTGGAATTTTCGGAAATCAGTATATAGCCGCAGCTTTGCTTTCTGCAAGTACTATCAATGACGGAGGAATTACTGTAAAACCAAATATTAACTTTAGAGAAACTATTAAAAAAGTAAGTACTGGATCTTTAGTTCAAGACGCTGGTTGCGACTTTGCTCCAAACTCTAATATTACTCTTACAGAAAGAGTATTAGAACCTTCTAATTTAATGGTAAACCTTCAAGTTTGTAAAAATGACTTTTTAAAAGATTGGCAGGCGCAAGATATGGGGTTCTCAGGTTTCAAAAATCTACCTCCTCAATTTTCAGACTTTATTCTAGCTCACGTTGCAGCAGAAATAGCTCAACAAACAGAACAAACTATCTGGAGAGGAGTAGCAGCTAACGCTGGGGAATATGCAGGTTTAGTTACTTTAGCAGCAGCAGACGCTGACATTCCAGCAGCTCAAAAAATAGCAGCAGTTGGAGGCGGTGTAAATTCCACAAATGTAATAGCTCAAATGGGACTCGTAATAGATCAAGTACCTTCAGCTTTATACGGAAAGGAAGACCTACACTTATACGTTTCTCAAAACGTAGCTCGAGCTTATGTGAGAATTTTAGGCGGATTTGCTGCGGCAGGTCTTGGAGGTTCTGGAACAAACGCAATGGGTACTCAATGGTTTAACAATGGTAGTCTTACTTTTGACGGAGTTAAGATTTTTGTAGCTCAGGGAATGAATGACAATTCTATGATGGCAGCAGAACGTTCAAACTTGTACTTTGGAACAGACTTAGTAGGAAATATGAGTGAAGTTAAATTGCTCGATATGAGTGATTTAGATGGATCAGCTAATGTAAGAGTAATCTGTAGATTTAGCGGAGTTGTAAATTATGGAATAGCTTCAGATATTGTAGTTTATTCTTAAAAATTAAATTAATCTAAAATTGGGGTAGGTGGGAAATCTGCTTACCCTTTTTTTTATAAAAAATATATAAATTATGAGTTGTTCAATATTAGCTATAGGCCGTAACCTACCCTGTAACAAGAGTGTGGGCGGGGTGAAAAGTATAATTCTAGCGGACTTTGGAACTTTAGGAACCTTATCGGTTACTGGAGCAGAAGTTACTGCAATAAGTACTACACCAGCCGCATATAAATATTTAGTAAAGGCAGGATCTTCAGGTATGACCCAGACGATTACTGCAAGTGCTGAAAATGGTACGGTTTATTATGACCAAAGTGTAACTATACAGTTACAAAAACTAGACAAATTAACGCAAGGAGAAATACAAGACGTTGCAAAAGGAAATCCTCACGTTTTCGTTCAAGATTTTAATAATAATACATTCCTTTTAGGAGCGTTTAACGGATGTGATGTAAGTGCAGGCGATATTAATTCAGGAACTGCCTTAGCAGATTTCACAGGCTTTAATTTAACGTTCTCTTCTCAAGAAGAGTTACCAGCTTTCTTTTGTGCTTCTGCAGTAGTTTCTGCTTTAGTATTAGGAGCGGTTATTGACCCTGTTTAATAAAATTTTTCTGTGTTTAGATTAGGAGTAGGGGATTTGTCCCCTATTTCTTTTTAAGAATGTTTTACAAATAATATTTTTTGTACGTTATACTATTAAAGGATTAAATGATAATATTAAAAACATCTAAAGACACTCAAACTTTTAGTATAATTCCTAGAGAATATACTGTAGACGTAACTATATGTATTAGAGACGAAAGTACTAATATTGAAACTTGCGTTTTAACTAGCGGTAGCCTTTGGAATACTTTTAATGTAAACTGGGAATTGGCTACTAATGACTGGGAAGACGAAGTAGGAATAATTATAGTAAACGATTTAGTAAACGTAACTATGAATTTAGATTTAATAGAGGGTAGGTATTATGATATGAGAGTTAGTAATACTAGCGGAACAGTTATTTTTAGAGACAAGATATTTTGTACGGACCAAACTATAGACCAAATGAACGATGACTACTATGATATGAATTTAGGAGTTTACAAACAAAATCAATCAGGGAACAACGACTATATAATATTTTAAATATGAAAGTTAATTTTGTACAATTAAACACTTACACTACTCCAGAAATAAAGGAAGTAAGTAATCAGGAATTTGTTAGCTATGGTAGTGATAACGAATACTTTCAGTTTCTTATAGACCGCTTTTTAGGATCTGCTACTAACAATGCAATTATAAACGGAATGTCTCAAATGATAGTAGGACACTATCTAGACGCTACAGACTCAAACAGAAAACCAGACCAATACGCTCAGATGAAATCTTTACTTTCTGAAAGTATGCAATCAAAACTAGCCAGTGATTTAAAACTAATGGGTCAATGCGCTATGCAAATAATATACTCTGAGGATAGAAGTAAAATAGTTACAGTAGAACACTTACCAGTAGAAACTCTTAGAGCAGAAAAACTAGAAGCTGGAGGAGACGGAGAAATACAAGCTTATTATTACTACTATGACTGGTCCGAGTATCAAAACGGAGACCATTTAGAAAGGATTCCTGTATTTGGAACTTCAAATAGTCCTATAGAGGTTTTATACGTTAAGCCTTATAGAGCAGGATTTAAATATTATAGTCCTGTAGATTATCAGGGAGGAATTCAGTACGCAGAACTTGAAGAGGAAATTGCTAACTATCATTTAAATAATATAATGAACGGTTTGGCTCCGAGTATGCTTTTAAATTTTAACAATGGAACCCCTACAGAGGAAGAGAGAAATCTTATAGAACAACAAATAGCAGCTAAATATCAGGGAAGCAGTAATGCTGGGCGTTTTATTTTAGCTTTTAATGACGATAAAGACTCCGCTGCTACTATGGAGGCGGTCCAACTAAGTGACGCTGCTCAGCAATATGAGTTTTTGTCTAACGAAAGTATGAAAAAAATAATGGTAGCTCACAGAGTTACTAGTCCTATTTTATTCGGAATTAAAGATATGTCAGGCTTTGGAAATAATGCTGAAGAAATTGTTACTGCTAGTACTTTAATGGACAATACTGTCATAGCTCCTTTCCAGCAACTTTTATTGAATGCTTTTGACGATATACTAGCCTATAACGAGATAGTGCTTAATTTGTACTTTAAAACGCTCCAGCCGCTAGAATTTAATGACTTAGCTAACGCAACTAACAAAGAACAAATAGAAGAGGAGACAGGACAAAAATTTAGTCTAAAGAAAATAGATGGTAAAACTGCATACGAAACTATAGAGGAAGCTGAAAATAAAGCTAATGAATTAGGATGTATGGGCTATCACGAAATGGAGGAAGACGGCAAAACTTGGTATATGCCCTGTCAAGAACATACGGATCTTAAAAAACCTTGTTATGATGGTTATGAAATGATAGGTACTAAAATAAAAGATGGCAAAGAAGTGCCTAATTGCGTGCCTTTAAATATTAACAAAAAATTAACTAAAGCTCTTTTAGACGAATTAAAAAGTAAAGGAGAAGACGAGGAAATGGAGGGTTACGAACTTATAGACAGTAGACCAGCTAACCAATACGATGAAATAATTAATCACTCTTTAAATTTTGCTACAGACTTAGCTTCAGTTCCTACTAGTACACCTAATAAAAAAAGCTCTCAAGATACAAGTATAATAAAAGTACGCTACAGATACTACGGATCTAATAATCCAGAAAGAGATTTCTGTCGTAAAATGTGGGCAGCTAAAAAAGTTTACCGTATGGAAGACTTAAATAAAGAAAGCTCAGATAATTCAGAGCTAGCACCCTCAGGATCAAGCACTTACAATCTGTGGCTTTATAAAGGAGGAGTTAACTGTCAACATTATTGGGAGCGAAGAACGTACTTAAGAAAAAACAACGAAAGGATTACAGTAGCAGAGGCTAGAAAAAAAATAGCAGCTCTAGATCCTAGCTTAAAAAAAGAAGCAGAAATAGAAACTAATGTGCCTGAAGTTGCTCAAGTTGCACAACCTAAAAATGACTGG